CGTCGATAACTTTCTGTATGTGTTGCTTTTGGGTCTGTCCCCCCGCGCCCGACTGCCATTCGCCATGCACCTCTTCCCATTCCTCGCCAATTTTGGCAGCTCGCAAATCACCTTTCGCACTAACTATACCAACGCCTTCGACTATAGTTGCATTTTGCGCTGCTAGTGCTTCTCTGGCACTTTGCGCCACTTGGTTATAGCCACTGGCTGTACTGGACAAACTTGATTGCAAATTGCGATGGGCTTGCGTTTCCGCATCTAAAGCCACTGCTGTGGCTATTGCCATATTGAATGCGTGTTCCCTGTCGGGGCCTGTGCTAGTTGCGTATACGTTAGCCCAACGTTCCTGTTCTAATCTGAGCGCAACCTGTTTTTCTGTTTGCCTACCAGTGGCAACTGATATTGCGTCACGCAAAACCCTGCCTGCTTCATTTATCGCATTGTTGTCTTTCAATGCACCTGTGTTAGTTTCCACATTCCTGGTGTTATCTTGGAATGAATTTGTGTACCGATCTAAATTAATAGTGGAATAATACAACTGGCGTTCCACCTCTTTGTTGGTAAAATTACTGTCTTCCCATTCCTGCCTCAACCGTTCTACTTTGTTGCGCTGATCCACAATAGTCTGATTGGTGTCGCCAAGTGCTATTGCAACATCATCTTCCATTTGTTTAAAATGCGCTGTTGCTTGTGCTGCAGTTACAGTTTCATCCGTCATATAACTTAATTCCCTAATGGAATTTTGAAAGCCCATCATGGCTTTGTCGGCACTGGCTGCAACCTCTAAGAGGCTTGTTAGTAATTCTGCATTGGTTGCTGCTAAATCTTTGGTGGCTTGTTCTGCGTTTTCTAATTCAAAAGTTAAGCCATCTAATGCAGTGGTATTTGTTACAATTGCCAGTGCTAGGTCTTTTGTTTGTTGTTCGGTTCGTTCACTGGCGTCAGCCTCATCGTGATACTTTGCCGTTAGCAATGCTATTTTGTCTTTTTTCATCTCAATGGCATGGGTGGTTTCACCTAATGCAACTTGCAGATCAATTTCCATCTGGCGCATTTCACGACTTGATATAGTGTTGGTGTCAGTGACATAGGTTAGGTTTTCTATCTGTCCTGATGTAGCGTCAATTGCACCACCAGCATCTTCCACATCTTTCGCAGTTGCCTGGTAGTTAGCTGCTAACTCAGTTATACTTTGATTTAACTCATCTGACCAAGAACCTTGAAATTCCATAGTGCCTGATAGGTCTTGTATGGCTTGGTCTAGATGTTCCGCATATTTTGCTGATTCGTTCAGGCGCTCCACCATTTCTGTAGTTGCTTGCACCACTGGTTGCAACCCCTCATTGACTTGTTCTTTGTAATGATCTGTAAGGTTTGCCACCGATGTAGTCAACTGGTTGTAAGAGTCTGTTGCGCTATCGGTAGTGCCACCAGCCTGCGAAACTAGCACAGTACCAGCCCTCATGGTCTCATTAAGCAAAGCCATCTTTTGTTCTTCGGAAGTCAACTGGGCAACCGTTTTGCCAAGCTCGGCAGCTAACCTTTTGTTGGCGTCTCCAACCGACACAAGCAGCCCTAAATTGTCCAAAATGAGCGGAGAACCACGCTTGATCCCAAGAGCTAAACTATTATATAGAAATGTAGTATCGCCAAGACTAGGGTTCAGTTTCTGGGCAGCTTTGGCGATGTTCATAAGCTGTGGCGTTGCTGCTGCCATTTCCTCGCCCAGCTTGCCCTGTGCGCCTGCCAGCAATGTGGCAGTGCTGGACATTAGTTGCATATCTGGTATTGTGCCTTTAGACGCTGCACGCAACTTATCTAACGTGTCAGCCGATGCACCAACCTTTTCCATTAGAAACCCAAACGACTGAGCCGTTTGAGTCACTGCAGCACCTTGCTTTCCAGTTTCAAAAGCAGTCTTGGCAGCGACACCAAAGGCAGCAACTGCAGCTGTCACGCCTAATGCAGCTTTGCCTAAACTTTTTAATTGTTCGCTGGTGCTTTTGCTACCTTTGCCCAGATCACCATTTGCTTTGGCAATATCTTTTAGTGCTTTAGATGCCTGGTCAAATACCTTAACAACTATATCAACACTAGCTGCCATGTTGCTTTCTCCTTAGCTTTTCCACCCTAACCAAAGTGCGGTATGTGTCAGGGTGTTGTCTTGACCATTCTGATAATTTCATATCGCCTCTGTTTTGTTCGTTTTTTATAGCACGAAACACATTTAATGCTGTGGTCATGCGTGCCAGCAAGCCCACTTTCTGATCTAAAACACCGCCAGCATCTGGCAAGCTGTTCCACCTTTCACACAGCAAAGCCATTTCAAGTTCGGCTGGCATAGCACCGATACCTTCAGCAGCATCGGCACTTGCCAGCACTAGGCGTTTGGGATTTGACTTTCTTCCAATAGATGGGTGGCTAATTCCTCAGCCAGCCACCTTGCTTGCGCTGGTGTATAGTCTAATGGTTCGATCTTACCAACAAACCATTTCGCCTCGGCAGCAGCACAAAGTATTGAGTGCCACTGCGCTGGGCCACTTGCCCCACTTTCCTCTTGTATTGCAGTCCAATATGGAATGGCTTGGCGTTGGGTTATTGCTACAATTTCAACATCCAAATCCAGTTCCGTATTGATAAATTTAGCCACTACTGAGTCCCCACCGTCAAGTCGCCAGTTCCTTGAAAACCTACTGAGACAGCAACGACACCGTCATAAGGCACGCCAAAATCTACCGTTGAGATAATAACGTTGCCATTGATGGTGACAGCACCTGCTGTTGTGCCTTCTGGTCTGATCTTGATCTCGCCTGTTGTGCCTGGCAGGATTTCCGAGTCGAACAGCTCGGTTGAGTCGTCATGCAGAACCTCCACCGTTCCAGAAAAGTCTTTGACGGTTGAGGCGTAGGTCTTGACGCTAAGACTAGCTGTAGTTGTTTCCACCAAGTCTATAGCGTGGTTCACACTTGCGCTTCTTACGTGGCTAAATGCTTGGCTATCTAAAAGCACTGCCAGATTCTTTCCAGTATATATTGCCATGTTAGTCTCCTATATTGTCTTGTTTAGGTGCAGGTTTATATGCACGTTTTTTTCTTATAATGCCTTTTTTGAGATATATTTCGATAGCATCATCGTCTATATCTGCAGGCAAAGGCTGCCCCGCTTTGATCACTTCTCCATCCTCACGGATCAAGTTACGTTTCAATATATATTCACTCATATATAGCCTCCTAAGCTAACTCACGCACTGTTATTTCTGTGGTTACACTATAATAAAACTCATCACTGCCAGCAGGAAATTCCACGATGCTTCTGGTTGCTGTGGCTAGTTGTACATCACAGTTTGTATATATACCCCTGTTGCTAACCAGCGTTCCCAATATAGCATCGCTGTACCTTTGTTGATCTGGTAACTCATCCTGCTTTCTGCTCAACCCTACCGACTCGATCAAAGCCAATTCCGTAACAGTGTGCATGTACTCCACATTGGTCGTTACTGCTATAAATTCCATTGTGTCAACATTGCCGCCCTCAGTTGTTACGCCCACCAACCTGGCAGGCAGATCAGCAGATGCAATTGACGTTGTTACCTGGTTTATATCTTTAGCAGTAGGCGTTATGCTATCACCATTTTCATTGGTAAATGACACCGATAAATTGGTTATTGCATCCGTAACAGCTCGCAAGTTACTAGCCATTAAAAAGCCCTCATTACATACGGCATAAGAATGCGTTCCACATCATGCGGTAAAGATGACGGCAGTATCGTAACACCATCCACTATAAGCGGTCTGTCTGCATCGCTGTTTGTGTCTCTCTGCCGATATAAAAACGCACTCAGTCTGGTGGCAGCCTGCACTATATCATTAGGTACAGAACCACTAACTGAATAGCCCCATTTGGCATTGATGGAAATAGCGTTAGCCATATCCCCATTGCTTTTTCCTTGCCACCAATTGCTAGAACTTTGTAACATGGTTAGCCCATAAGATGGATAAGAATTAGGCGGCTTGACTATATAGTCAGTATCCGCAACCAGTGCAGTACCATCACCATTAGTTACTGATGTTGGTTCAGCCGCTAATTCCAAGCCTTCAGAAAAGTACAAATTGCGCCCATCAACATTAGTTACCGCATCAAACTTTTTTACGGTCGCGCTGCTTACATCAAACACACGCCCTGTAAAAGTTTCAATGATCTTTTGCGCATTCTCCACCAGATCATCCAGCAAGTCATCATCACCAGAACTGCTAACACCAAGATAAGTTTTAACTATTGCTGTCGTTACTAGCGCCATGTTTTACCTTAGCCTTTTTCTTTTTGTACTCGATAGCATGACCTGCTCGTATAACTTCCTTAGCAAAGTCTTTGCTAACTTCCTGCACATCACCCTTGCCCATTGCAACAAGTTTGCCATCTCTGCCAGCATCGTGTCCACCAAAACTAACCAATGCTTGTATTTTTACATTTGCCATATTTTTCCTCCATCTTGTGGGTGGGGTTGCCCCCACCCACTCAGATTGTACTTATTTGCGCCAAAAACGCCTGTCTTAGCCGTTTATATGGCTATTTGGTAACAACCTACTACTAAGCGTTTTGTGCGTACTGGAATGCTTCTGCCTGTAGCACGTCGCCACCAAACCTGATGTTAACGAAGAAGCCGACTTGGCCATTCGCCTGGTACAGATAAGGGTTACGACTGATGACAATTTCGTTACGATCTACAATGCCATAGTATTTCCAGTTACCAACAACTATCACGCTTCGTCCAGTAGCCATTGCTAGTATTTGGCTGGAAGTGTAAACGGGTTGACCCCACAATTCCTGTCCTGAACCACTTGCTCCACCACCCATTGGGGTTGCCATGAATAGGAAGTCATTACCTGTTAAGCCCCTGATAACCGCTAGAGTGGACTGGTTCGTTGCCCAAGCAACCGAGTCGCCTTCCTGTGCATACGCGCCAGGCAGGAGATAGAACAGCTCAGGTATTTCGCTGGCTGCAATGGTCGTTGCGCTATCAAGTGTTAGTGCTGCCGTTCCGCCAACTAGAACACCTTTCGGCTGACCAGAGCCTGTTCCCTTAAGAAAATATTCATTTTCTATGTCTGCTGCTGATCTGCCCCACATCTCACTCAAGAAACCTTCCAAGTTAGACTTCTCATCAGCCAATAACTCGTCAGAAACTTTAGTCAAATTCGTGAATTTATACACAGAAATTGAATTAGAAGTGAAGGTTGGCTCACTCTGGTTGGCTGCGCCTTCCTCTGCAGTCAAAGCAAAACCACCTGTTGCATTTTCGGATGGTACTTGCACGCTGTCATTAGTTGTCTGGATAACCATTGCACCTGCTGAACGTGCAATACTAAGGTCATCACGTTTGGCTATGATGGTTTCATGTAAGCCTTCTGGAACAAGTACGCCACCTTCTGTTGCTGTTCCTTCTTGAAGCGCTGCCTTCGTGTAACTATTGTCTGCACCTGTTTTGACCCAGTGCATAAAGGAATCTGTTCCATCGTGATCCCCACCCATCTTTGTTATTTTCTTTACTGCTGGTGCTTCGGTCAAGATGCCACCACGTTCGGCAGCCTCTGTTTCCCATGCGTTCTTGACTGCGTCTTGGGCAGCCATATTCAGTTCAGCCTTGAGTGCATCCATATCAATTACTGGTGCTTCTGGCTGTGCTTCTTCTGTGGTTTCCTCAACCACTTTTTCTGCATCAGACATTTTATTGTCTCCTTTAGTTTTATTTGTAATTGCATTGCCTGGTGCTGGTGCGCCTTGATCTGACTCAGCGTTCTTTGGTGATCCACCCTCTAACGCATTGTCCTTTGTCGTTGGTGCATCGGCTTTAGCGTCTGCATTTATTACTATTCCAAGTGCCTTCAACTGCTCAACCCCGATCGTGCGTGGTTCGGCAGGTACTGGCGTTAAACTCAATTCAAATATGGGCCATCTTTTTATATTGCCCTCTAAGCGTTCCACCAGATGCGCCACTGATCCTGTGCTATATCCAAGCCTGCCACTTTTTACCAGTTCCAACACCTGTTTGGCATAATCTTTAGAACGGTTTATTTGCGCCTCCATCCATAAGCCTGCATCACGTTCTGTTATCTTGGTCACTTTACCTAATACGCTTTTGATCTCCT